CTACTTGAAACGTACCAAATCTCCACGATTCGCCGGCCCCTGTATTTTCTATTTTAATATTTGCATAACGTCCTCTAGCTCTGGTGTCAACTTTAGTTGTGCTAGATGTAATAGTAAAGGGACTTAATGTAGTTGCTGCACTTGGATCTGCAGGAAAATCTTTTACAGATATGGTTACTTGGTTGTTGCCTGTTAATACTTTAAAGTTAGGTAAAAATCTACGCATAGCCAAAAACACTTCACTTTGATCTTTTTGTAATGAAAAACTAAAAGATTGGACAAAAGAAGTTAAAGCTGTTGTGCTTCCATCAGGATTAATTTGATCAGTTCCTACTTCGTGTTCAAACAATACAGTTTGACCCAAACCTGTTTCGCCTTGAATGACAGGAAACGTTCCTGTGTTAGAACTATTATAAGCTGTAGCGTATGGTTTTGGATATACTAATGAATCAATCCAAGTTGTTCTTATTGAATTTGTATTTGTTGCTGTATACCAATTACCCATAGGTAAACCTGCATTATCTTGTCCATAATTATAAACTACATATCTATCGTTGAATGTAGAATTTGCTGTTGGGTACCACCAAATAACTTCTGTAAATAGATTATTTATACCTGCACAAATTTGTTGTCCTTTTGTTGTATCAATATCATCATAAACATAATCTTCCACAGAACAAGGTAATGTATTAACTGTACCATCAAAAGAAAAGAATCCATTGTTACCCATCCAATATGCAACACCATCTATTTCTATGGCTGCATTCTTACCAATCAATCCACAGTTTGTACCAACCTGTTCAAAACCAAATGTAAAAGGTGCACCTACAAATTTCATCGCATACAATGCATTATCAGTCCATACTAGAATATTTTCTTTTGCAACTAATGCACCCATAATTTTTGTACCATCTTGTAATCTTTGTGTGCCTGCGGTGTTAGTTGCTTCAGGTGTATAATTATTTATATCTTCATCAACAGAAAATCTTATAAGCATATCGTCTTGAGTTGTTGGTGTGCCTATTGTTACTTCTGTTCCAAAATGAATTAAGTGACGTGTTGTTGGTGATATTAAAGTAACTCTAGTTGCAGTTGGATTATTTGTTGTTTCAAATCCTGATGTATTTGTTGCCGCTCTATTACCTGTTGGATTAGCAGCTCCTGCATTCCAAGTAAATGTTTTACCATTAGCAATTGTTGCAACAAGAACTTCACCAAAATTACTTAATGACCAAAGTCCTGGTTCAAGAGTTACAGTTGATGCCTGCACCGCACTACCAAATCCTGTAAAATTAGTTGCATTTTGAGTTACGGAACCATCACTATGTGCTTGTCCGTTTGATGTACCAGCAGTCGCTGTTCCGTTTGTTCCTCTGGTAATACCTAAAAATTGTGTAGAACTTTTTGATGTGTATGTAATTAATTCACTATCTACTAAAATTGTCCCTGCAGGGTCAAAACCAGTTGTAGAGACTACAGTAACCGCGGTCCCCGATCCACCTGTACCAGCAGTATCTGCAAGTAATGCTCCATTTAAAGTTGTTTGTGCAACACCAGTAATTGTTCCACCATAGTTTCCAATACCAAAACCATAACCATAAGATTGTGCTGCTGGACCCACTACTTCATATGGAGTAATGGTCACTGATCCACCACTAGATGCTGAACCTGCGGTAGCAGCTTGAATAGTTAAAGTTGTAGAAGTTGGCACTGACAATACTTGAAAGTTTATGTCATTAAAAGTTGCTGTTGTTACACCTGTTGTACCGCCTGGTAAAGTCGTTGCACTTAGTCTAATAATATCTCCAACAGCAATTCCGTGGTCCGCTGATGTTGTTAAAGTTACAGTTGTTGTTCCATTAAAAGTAAAGGTTGCACCTGTAATTGCAGTTGCAAGAGGTGTTATGTCAAATAATTGACCCTCAAAATATAAAAGTAAAAATTTATCTGTGCCAATAGCAACATATCTGTTGCCATCTGTATCAACAAAAGCGTGTTGTTTTCTAGCTACACCTACAATAGTATCTGTTAAAAGAGATTGCCAACCACCTACTTTTTCTGGTAGGCCATATCTAAATCTTACGTTGTCTGAATCTACCCAACGACCCTCGGCTCCGACTGATGTATCTTGTTTATCAATTCCAGGAGCAAACTTAATTTTCGTAAGCATATGTTACTCCTATGTAGTTTGGTTGTATACGTATTGCCAACCTTTGGTCGCGTTAGTGTATCTTAATTTAATCGATTGATTATTAGTGACTAATTCTAAATTAGACGCCGCACCTCTAATTGGTTGACCATTTCTATCTACTGTTACTTTATTAGTTGTAAAACCTCCACTTGGAGATACATCCATAATACTAACTTCATCACCCATAGCAGGTGAAGCCGGTAGTGTAATTGTAACTTGAGCTGCTTGTGTATCAATTAATAAATTATCTCCAGCCACTGCAGTGTATGCAGTAATAGAACTAGATGTAATTGCAAAATTACCTTTTTGTAAAATATCTAATCTTGCGTCTGTGCCATCAGAATGAATTAACATTGTGGCTCCAACAGGAACAGCTATTGGATTTGATGATCCAGCTGTTTTAATACCTAGTGTATATTTATTTGTTGTGGTTCTATCTGTTGCATCTTGAATAACATAAACTCTAGTAGCTGTACCACCAGTTGTTGATGCAGGTATAATTAAACTAACATTACCGGTCATAGTACCAGTAAGTTTTAAATAAAGATTTTTACCATCAGATGTTGCACCATCTGATAAAAGTAAAGTTTTATCAGAGCTAGCTGTCATTGCTACATCAACTACACCTGTTGCTGATTGTTGTAATATTTGTAAATTAGTATTAGTGATTGTTCCCCATAGACCGGCTTTCTCACCGGTTGCTACTAATTCTAATGCTAGATCTGTTGAAAATGTTGATGCCATATTAGTACGGTTTTATTGGTGTCCAAACCATCGTTGCTCCTGGTATAATTTCGTTCCACGTAATAACACCTACTTCGCCTGTTCTTAAAGTCATAGCGGTAGCTGGTGCTTCTATACTCGCAGTTCCGGTAATAGTAACAGATCCACTACGTATAATCAAGTTGTTTCCAGATGCCTCTAAATTAGCATCTGCCGTAACTGTAACGGTCCCCGTTCCTAAAGTTAATGGGTTTTTAGATGCTTCAAGATTTGCTGTACCAACTATTGTTACCGTTCCAGTGCCAAGTGTTAATTGATTACCAGTTATATTTTCTGTAACTGCATCAGCTGCAATATTTGGATTACCAATATTAGCTATTAAATTATTACCTGTAACTGTAATAGTTACTACGTTGTCCGCCGCTACCTGCGATATAGGAAATTGTGATATTGCGTCAAAACCTAAATTCATAAATGTCCTTAAAAGGAGACAGGGGGTATGTGGTGGTGCCCTGTCTCCATCTAAGAATTATATCATCGTTTAAACCAAGAAGGAAGACCTAAATGTGGACGCTTGTCAAACATATTATCTTTTGATCCTGGTGTTTTACAATTGTTATAATGCAGAAAAACTTGTACGCATTCTTTGCCTTTGAATTTTTCTCTCCAATGTTCTAGCTCACAGCCAGAATAAACTAGCATATCTCCTTGTTTAAGATCTACTTTAATTCCTTTTTTACCAGTCTCTCCAGATGGTTCTAAATATATAGGCCAATCATCACCACCAAGATTCATAGTAGTTGATATCTCACAACTAAATCTATCTTTGTGTCTTTTAAGTTCATCACCTTTTTTATAAATTCGTGCATAGGTATATGCAGGATATAATTTTAATCCTGTTGCTTTTTCCATACCTGGTTGACATTTAAGTAATAAAGTTTCCATAGCCATATTAGCATATTGAGAATAGGTGTGTGGTATCTGTTCGTTTTCGGCTTCATAGTGACCTATAATATTTTCAAACGGTGAAAAGTATCTTGCTTGTCTACAAGTATCATAAACTTGTTTTTGCATTCTAAAATAATTTGCAACAAAATTTGCTAGGTCTTTTGATATTGCTTGACGGATAACTGTATACTTTTTCTTTTTAAACATCTTTAGCCATTTCTTTTGGCACTGCTTGTATATTCCAATGTATAAATCTAAATGGTTCTATACCAAAGTCTACTGCATATTCGTGTTCTAAGTATCCTGGAAATATAATTAATGTTCCAGGCTTTGGGCGTAAATGAAATTGTTCGTGACCAGGCCACACACCTTTTAAGGTTGGTTTTATTTTTAGTTTCGTGCATCTCGCACCAGTCTTTGGTTCGTGAAATATAGGATAAGAAGTTTTATCACTACATTTTAAAAAGTAAAAACCTGATACGTGTTGGTTCCAATGTATATGTGCTGAATGATGTCCTCCACCTTTTTTAGCAAATTCTTGTACCCACATCTCACTAAACATAGTTGTGTATTGTTGCATATCATAACCTTGATGATCTAAATACTCCCAAGATTTTTGACCAATGTAATTTCTAAAATCTAAAAAATCATTATCAGCTGTAAGTGGTGTTGAGTGATATGATCTTCCAAAATCACCATTCTTTTTTATAAATTCTTTTTCTCTTTTACGTGCATCAGCAATATATTTATTACTAGCTTTATTTAATGATTTAACAAACTCTGGTTTTTCTTCACTCCATATTATTGTTGGAAAATAACTATTTATAAACATTATTTAAAAGGCCTCCCTAAATGCCATACCACAAGACTATATCTTGTGCCTGATGTTACTGGTTTTACTCTATGCCACACAAAACTAGGAAATACAATGATAGATCCTTTTGGTAATATTTCTTTACATTGTACTCTATGTTTTGATTCGTCTCTCATATGTGGATCGTAGTTTCTAAAATCAAATTCTAATTCACCACCTTTGTATTCTGATCCATCTGTTAATTGACAAGTCATCGATAGTTTTCTAATTTTACCATTGTCTGGTCCTTCTTGTTGATAAGGTTTATCCCAACTATCACAATGCCAATCGTAATATTGATTTAACTTATATTTTGTAAATTGACAAGACTCAGATCTTTCCCATTCAAAATTCCAACCAGCCATTTCGTTTGCTTTATGTACATATGGATGTAATTCTTTATAGATCCAAGTATCATTAAGCCATACTAAATCAGACTTTCTTTTTCTTTGTAAATTTTTAACTTCTTCTTTATTTAATTTTTTATCACCATAACCACCTGTTCTAGCCATAACCTCTTTTTGTTGATTAGCATATTTAATAACTTCATCACAAAACTTTGGTGTTAATACACCACTAAAATACCAATAATAATTAGTTAGATTCATAATTAACCGCTATACTTATTCTCTCTGAAGTATTATTTTTTGGAACACAGTGTGGTATTTCAGATCTAAATATTAATAAAACACCTTCTTGAAAAGGTATGTTCCATTCAAGACTATTATCTGCTGTGGGAGTAATAAGATTAAAGTGATTCATATTAAAATTAAAATCTGTAAAGAAAACAGGAGCTGAATTATTTTCCCCTTTTAAAAAATAAATAGCACTTAATTTAGATGGAGAATGAATATGATAGTCTTGATAGTCACCATTACCATATATTTGAAACCAAGCATATTTATTTGAAGGTTTAAAATTAATATTTAAATTATTAGTGTATTCTAATAACTTTTCATCTATCCATTTTAATAAGGGTTTAAAATCTTTTTCTTTATAAAGATTTAATTTACCATTTACATTGTAAACTTTACTTAACCAATTTTTTCCACCGCTAGATATTTTTTTTTTAATACTATAACATTTTTTTACACTTTTTAAATGAGAAGACATATCTGGGTTTTTAAAAATTCCTATTATTTTAGGAAACAATTTAACAGTTTGCATTTTTAAATGTATTCATACAATATAGTTTGCACAAAATTTAATGAATTTTTTTGATTATTAGTTAAGTAATACATATTAGTTGATGGAAACATAATAAACATATTGTTTTTAAGTTCTATATCCCAAGATCTACCTTTACGTCTATTGTCTTCATAGTGTATTCTAACCATACAATCTTTAACTTTTACACCATAGAGTAATGTATAATCTGGTGAGTTACGTAGATCTACTGGATCTACATTTATAAAAGGTTGTGATGTTTCTCCTGGTTTATAAATGTTACCAAAAGTATCTTTATTAATTAAAGTAAATCCATAGTCTAAATGTATATGATCTCTCATATAAGTGTTCAACATATCGAATGTTCTTGAGAATGGAAAATCTTTGTTTTGAATTACTGATTGTAAAATGTCGCCTGATAATTTATTTCGGTCAATGTCCCAATCTTTAGGCATCGCCACATCACCATAATATAGAGCTTGCTCTGTTAATACTTTCTTCTGCATACCACCACCATTTTTATATTAAAAAAAAATATTTGTCAATTACTCGTCATCTAGATTAAGAGCACCGTCGTTCAATACCCACCCTTGTGTATTGTCACCTTGATATACAGTT